ATGGCAACCATCGAAAAGCGCAACGGAAAATATCGAGTCAAAGTCCGTCTGAAAGGCGTTACCAAGTCTGAAACATTTGCCCTGAAATCTGATGCCGTTGCATGGGCGGCGCGGACTGAAGCGGCAATCTTGGACGGCGTGCAGGGTAATGCGCCCAAAAGCCTATATTTTGCCGATTTGCTGACCAGATACCGAGATGAAATCACGCCCACGAAGCGAGGCAATAGGGCGGAAACATACCGGTTGAATCGTGCGTTACGATCCAATTTGGCCGATATAAAAGTCAGTGACTTGCGCCCACATTATTTTGCCCAATGGCGAGATAATCGCAAAAAAGAAGTACAGGAAGCAACGGTCAGACGTGAGCTTGAAACACTGTCGGCCGTCTGTCAAATGGCGGTCAAGGAATGGGGGCTTTTGCCGTCAAATCCTCTATTGCAAATCAGACGGCCGGGAAAAGGCAAGGCGCGAAACTACATACCGCCCGATGATATTGTTTTGGCTGTCGTGCGTGAGCTTGGTGTAGCTGATGGCGTGCCGATAATCACGGCAAAACAGCGTATCGGCTTGGCTGTCTTGTTTGCGATTGAGACGGCCATGCGCGCCGGGGAAATATGCAACATGAATTGGCGTGATGTGCATTTAGCCCGGCGCGTGGTACATTTGCCAATGACAAAAAACGGTAGTAGTCGAGACGTGCCGCTGTCTAAAAAGGCTATGGCGATATTGGATAGACTGCCACGGTCTGAGAGTGGGTCTGTGTTTGATATAAGCTCACATACGCTTGACGTGATGTTCAGACGTGCGAGGGCAAAGGTTGATGGGGCTGAGGGCTTCCATTTTCACGATACGCGCCATAAAGCCTTGACACGCATGGCGGCGAAGATTGAGCCTATGCAGCTTGCGAAAATCAGCGGCCATAAGGATTTGAGAATCCTGCTCAACGTGTACTATAACCCTGATATTGGCGAACTGGCCGATTTGCTGGATTGAAAAAACCGCCTGTTACGGCGGTTTCTCTATTTCTGACGGCGGCGGCGAATAAATTCGTGTACTTCTGCCTCCGGCCATAATAATTTACGCGGCGAGATAACAAAAGGCTTCGGAAAGCCTGCCTGCTTGCACGTTTGATTAACGAATGTTGTGCGTTTGACGTGTAGCAGGTCGGCGCATTCTTGCGATGTGAGGTACATATTATCTTCTTCCCTTTCTAATCTTCATCAGGCGGTATTTCCGCCGCCTGTCGGATTGGTAGTTATTCATCCGTCTGCGCATGGCCTGCCTTTAAAAACTTCGCCAAATCAGGCTTGAAATAGCCGTCTGCTTTGGCGATTTTGCCGTTTTCGTCAAATACCGGCACGCCGTCCTTGAATTTGCTCCAGTTGGATTTATTCACTTCGTCCAATGCTCCGACCATATCAAAGCCCATCATGTAGCCTACTCCAACCGCGGTTACAATTTGGTCGCAAAGCGCATCAAGCAGTTCAGTGCTTCGATTTTGGCTTTCTTTCACAAATTCAACGGTTCGGACGGCGGTTTTTTCTTTGGTTTTGAATTTATCAGCGTAATTTGCAATATGGTTTCTTAAGTGAGTACCTCGCATTAAAGCTTCTTGCATTTCTGCACTTTCTTCAAAGTGAAAGCCTATCTGCACGGCAATGTCGTCTGTTGTCGGCTTTGGCTTGGCTGCCTTAAACCATTCGATGATTTCTTGAATATCCATTTGATAATCCTAAATAATTTCCGCCTGCACTAAATCCTTGCGGAATTGGTTGTAATTAATCAGGCTGATTCCAGTGTTTTGCTCAAACGGAATCAGAATTTTTTGCATGGCCGTCTGAATAAAATCTTTCAGGCGGTCAAAGTCTGCCAGCACCTTGTAGCCGTCTTGTCGCAATTCGGGGATACTGCTTACCGGCTGAACGGCACTATTACACTCTGCCACGCGGAAGAAGTGCCAGGCGGCATTTAATACTTCTTCGCGCAATACGTTTTCTTTCTCGTTTATCTTCTTGGCGATGGTTCGCAACGATTCGCCGTTGATGATGTCGAATAACGCTTGGATGTAGCGTTTCGGGCGCGTGTATAGGCTTGCGGTGTACAGTGCGATTTGTACGCTTGCACAATACAAGCCGATTTTTGAAACGGTACGCTCTGGGATAATCTCGCCGTATGCTTCCTGATATTCAGTCAAGCGAAGAACAGGCTTCAGAATCTCACGGCGTTGGTTCGGCGACAGGTCGGCTGATTCTTGTAACTGCTCAATCGCCGCTTGTGCTTCGTTGGTTGTCTTGCTCAAGTCGCTGTCTGCGTAGATACAGGCAACAACACGCATGGCGCGGATAAGTTTCTCAAAAACGGTTACACTGGTTTGGTCGTTTTCGTAAACCAGTGCCTGATAGTGCATGAGATTCTTGATATTTTCGGTCAGCTTACTGTCTAAGTCTTGAGGCGCACCGCTACGCAATGACAGCTTGTTTTGCACTTGTATTACGGCAATATTTGCCAGTTTGTTGCGGTCGGCGCGTTGGTTTCCGATGTTGTTTCGTGCATATTTTTTGACGGCTTGTTCTTTCTTCGCCGCTTTCCGTGCGGCTAACATTTCGCTTGCTTTCATATAGCACCTATTTAATCGTTATAATTCCGCTTGTGAGCAGGTACGTCCAAATCAGTAAATTCCCAAAGCCAAAGGCGCAAATCATAAATACTGATGGATATAAGCACTTTACCGCTTCTGAAAATTTTTGCTTTTTAATCCGAACGTTATAAACAAGTAATGCGTAATTTATTAAAATCGCGCCCCATAATAACGTTACTGACACTTTAAAAGCTGTTATCGCTGTCATTTCTGTTTCCTTTTTTTATGCCGTCCTCTCAACGGATCGGACGTTTTAGGCCGTCTGCCTGTGGGTTATTTAAAACGGCACGTCATCAGTAATACTTTCAACAGGCTCTGCCGTTGTTTGCTGACGTTTCGGCTGTTCTTGCGTTGCTTGGTCATTACCGCCTAACATCTTCATTTCGTTGGCGATAATCTCGTAAGCCGTACGCTCGATTCCGTCTTTGCCTTGATATTTACGGCTTTGGATTTTGCCTTCCAAATACACTTGACTGCCTTTTGTCAGGTATTGCCCGGCAATCTCTGCCAGTTTGCGGTACATGGTTACGTTATGCCATTCAGTGGCCTCTTGGCGTTGTCCGTTCTTGTCTTTCCAGCTTTCGCTCGTGGCTACGGAAAAGTTACAGACGGCCTCGCCGTTTGGCATATAACGCACTTCAGGGTCACGGCCAAGACGGCCAATTAAAATTACTTTATTCAGCATTTTTGCTTCCTTTTAAAACTGTTTTGACAGGCTTCCAGACGGTTGCCGTCCACTCCTTACAGGGCGTTGATTTCCGCCGCTTGTTCTTCTGTTAGCGTGTATTTTTCCAGCACTTCGGCAACCTCTTTAACGCCCGTTGATACCGCTTCAATCAACGCCGCGAACTGTTCTTCGGTCGGCGTGGGTTTGGTTGGTTCCTCTGTCTTAGCCTGTTGATTTTGGAACGCTGCTACCAATGCCTGCTCGTCCGATTTCTTGCTGCCCGTTTCAGGTTCGTTGTCGATGTACGAAAACTCGCCGTCGATGTCTTTAATGACAGATTGGTCGGACAAGACGGCTTTTTGCATATCAACCGACAGCGGCGCTTGCTTGGATAGAAGCAGCTTAGTTACTGTCTTCAGCGCCATAGCATCGAAATTGTCAGCCCATACGCCGTAACCTTTTTTATAACTTTGGCTGTATCGTTTGCCATGCTGCTCAAGCTCTTCCGTTGTCATATATAGTTCGGCTGTGAAACCGTTTATCAGGCGAAAAAATGCGTAGTACCCAATAGGGTTTTCAGACGAGGACGGCTTTTGTTTCCAGTCAAACTTAAAGCCATTAATCGGGTCTTCTTCTACAAGCTGACACTCATACACTGGCAGCGACACAAGGCGTTCAAACTGCCCGCTACGCTGCGCTAACTGAATGAAACCTTTATAGCCCAACTGGAACTGTGCTTCGCCTTTGTATGGGACGATATACGCGAAACCAAGCGCGTTATTGATGGGCAGATTCAGGGTCGCCGCCATGCAGGCAGCACTGTAAATACTCACTGGATTAACATTTATTAGTGCTTTGTTTTCGCTTGCAATTTGCAAAACGCTAGTTATGAAACTAGAGGCATTTTTGCCTAAGAGCTCATTAAATTTTGATTTCACGGCAGGCGAGGAAAAGAAGTCTTTTAGATTGCTTTTACCTTTAACATCTTTGTCCTGTTTAACTGGGTATGTCATTTTTAAATTCCTTATCTGTATTGATTCAAAAGCGTTTCGTAATAGGCTTGGCAGGCTGTTACACGCTCTTTGATTAGTTCGATTTTTTCTTCATCTCGCATGACGGTTACGGTCGTTATGCGCTTCTCAATCGGGATGGCTTCCACTAGGTCGATGTACTTTTCACGGTCTTCCCACGGTTTCAGCAAATCTTCAGGCGTGGGTAATAGCCAAAAATCAATATCGGCACGGTCGCAATCAAACAGCCACATATAGCCTTGCATTTGACAGTCGTAACCGGCTTTAATGGCTTTCTTTTCAGCTTCTTCACGGAAGAATGGATGTGTTCCGATGTCCCATGAACACTTCGTGTCAATAATTAGGCGGTCGTCTGGATCGTAAATATCACACTCTCCAGTCAGCCAGTCATTGACACGCCGTTCGGTGTTTTTTTGATACTCTTTACCTCGAACTAGGCCGCTGTATTTGATGGCTGTTTCTTCCAATAGGTTGCCTTTTTCGGTAAAGGCGTTCCCATCGAAAGCCTCGAAGCCGAACAGTTCGCGCTTCGCCATCTCAATCAGTTTCGATTTGGCGGTTTCCGTGATTGCCTCGCCTTTTGATTTGGGCTTGCCGATAATATCGGCGATTGATGAACATCGAATCTTCATAAACAACCCGCTAAAAGGCTATCCATATAAACCCGCGCGTCAGATTCCGTCTTGAAAACTTTAACGCTCTCTAACTTCGCCCGTTTTGTCTTGTCGGGTCGGTATGTGACCTTGTTGTAGCCGTCGGGCATGATTCCAACTTGATACCCGCCCCGTACTTTTCTCATGACTACGTTCAGGCTGCGCGGTAAACCCATAAAGCCTTTAACCTTTGCTGAAAGTGTCCCGGATAATCCGTATGGTCGATGGTTCATTTCGCCTCTCCTTGATTATTCGTAATCCGTATTGGGTTTAAGTGGCATGATATAAACTTGGCAATTCAGGAATTCAAACTTAAACGCCTTAAATTCTGTTTCATTGATTTTGCTTGAAAGGTAAACAGGGTAGAACATTGGGAACTGTAAACCTAAAGCCTTTTGAATCTTGCCCAGTTTCTTTATGTAATGAATAGCAAGTTTCATACTTTCGTTTTTAATATCAACCTGTTTTAAATCTTCAGGGTTGATATTGGTAACGCTTTTATCGTTCGGGAAACTTTCTTTGAACATCTTTTTCTTGAAGCTCAGAATTGAAAACTCGCCATCTTCAAAAAAGATGCTGATAAACGGGAAGTCTTTGTCCGTTTTTTTGACTGCGTATTTAATCCAGTCGGTCGGAATCATTATGCTTTGAGGAATATCTTTAATTTTTTCTTCGCTGATTACGCAATAAATAAACCCATTGGTAGCCTTGATTTTGCCTTCTTCTTTATCAAGGAAAACGCCGTTAATCGGTCTTGGGTCATCTGTTGCCGCCGCATATGTTGCCGCTTTCAGTAAATTTTTATGAATATTAAATACTTGCATTTTATTTAACCTCCGCATCTCTCATTCGTGCGCCTAAGTGTTTGCTGATATGACTATGGCCTTTGGGCTTAGCTACATAACAGGATGTTAAAATGTGATGCATGGCTTAATCTCCGCATCGCCCATGACCTTTACTTCGTCCGCCATGGCTTCGTATGTCTGTTCAATTTGTGCTTCTTGGCTGATGGTTTCAGGCTCTTCTGGCTTCTCTGTTTTGCCGGGGAAGCTGTAAGCTGCGATTGTGATAGCTGACACGGCTAAAACTGTTCTGATTGCGTATTTCACGATTACCTCCTAGTCGTTCCAAGTTCTGATGTTGTACTCATATTCCGCCTGCGCTTCGGCGATTTCTCGCTTGTTCTGCTTGATAGCCTCTCGCTCAAGGGCTTCTTCAGCTCCCTCTAAGATTTTTCCGCTCAAGATTTCCAGCAAGTCAGCCGCCGACCACTCTTTCAAGTAGTCCTCGACAATCTGCTCAACTCGCTCATCGTCATAGTCAGCCTCATATGGCATCATGTGGTCGTATTGGCTTTGTAATGCGCCTAAAGTAATCATTTGGTTTTCCTTTTGTTGCAGTTGTTTTCTTATTTAAGCATCCAACCCAACCGCTTAAATAAGCCCCCTGTAACAGGGGCTGTATCAAAATTTAGCCGTCGCCGTAGCCGTAGCCGTCGCCGTAGCCGTAGCCGTAGCCGTCGCCGTAGCCGTAGCCGTAGCCGTAGCCGTCGCCGTAGCCGTCGCCGTAGCCGTCGCCGTCGCCGTAGAAAAGCGGTTTATCTAAATAGCTCATGATTGAGCAACCTCCGGCGCGGTACGAATTGATTCAGCCGCATTGCCGGTTACCGGGATAATCTCAATCGCCTCAAGCCATACAGAATCAAGCTCACCGCAAATCTTGCTGTCGTCTTGCTTGATGCCGTGTCGTGCGACACCTGACAGGCTGATTGATTCTTTTGCCCACCATTTGTACATACGGCGCGCTTTGGTCAGAATCACTTCATTGCCTGCTTTTTGCGTCAACACGCCGAACCAAACGCCTGCTGAATAAGTGCGGATAATCACTTCTTTGCCGATGGCGAAATCATTGATGCCTTTCACCTCTGTAACCGTTACCGGCGGCAATTGCTCTTCGCTGACTTCTTCTTGCTGTTTAGACTTGATTGCTGCGTCCGCCATCAGGTTTGCAATCAGTAAGAACAAGTCTGATGGGTCTTTCATTTCAAATTTCTGTACTTCCATTTTTGATTTCCTTGTTTATCAAGTGTTTAAAAAAATTGTGCGCTATAGGCCTTTATCTTTTCGGCGGCCTCTACCTGTAACCGTTTGTTCGATTTCCCCCATCTTGCGATGTCTTGCTATCGGCTTGCGCCTACCTGAAGGGCGGTTACTACGCTTTCGAGTTGTTAAAGAACCGTTGAAGCTGTGTTTTGCTTCGATGTGTGTATTATAGCAAAGCTAAATAGAAAGTAAATAGCATTGCTAAGAAATTTTGCTATATTTTTGCTATATATTGATTTTAAAGAGAATTTATTTTTGCTATTTAAAAAGCACTTCGGCGAACGCCTGCGAATTAGAAAGAACGGAAAAAGAAAACCGCCTATTAAGGCGGCTTGTCTATGAGTGATTATTTTTGGCACCTTACACCAAAAATATAAGTGCCAACATAAAAAACATATTAAAAGACAAATAGATAGATGAAAATTGAGTTATTAAGGATTATTTAATAACTGCTTCCCTTTCAGACGGCAAAAGAAAAGCCCGCATTGCGCGGGCTATGTTTAGATAACTGGCAGGTAGCAACATCGGCAACCTGATTTGTGTGTACATTGTGCATGGGGCAAAACAGGGGCTTCAGACGACCTGTATGTCTTGCCGCTTTGCGATTTACAAAACTTGCAACTATCAGGGCAGCCTAAAATCTCAACCTTTTCATACTGTTTAAGCTCTTGCCGTGATTTCGCGCGGAACAGCAACATCAATGGCGCAGCAGAATCAACAAGGCTACATGACGAAAACTCATGATAATAAAGCCATTTAGGGATTTGGCTTAGCCCCCAAATGAAGTTAAACGCGGCAATGATACGCGCGGCATTTAAATCATCATTGCTGATTTTGCCCAGTATCTCTGGGGTTTCTGAAAATATAGACTCTAAGATTTCAACGTCTGACGGCTCAGGGTATCGCGCCCAGTATTCTTGAGGGGATGCGCCCGAAAACAGCCCGCGCGGTTGCGGTTGTGATAATTCATAATCAGCAACCGTTCGGCACGCCGCTGATACGTCGCCTGATCGGATTTGCTGCAAACTGACTCTGTATGCTTCATCTCTATCCATCATACAATCACACTCCACCAAAACACGCGCCCAATGACCGACAGGTCGTCTAGGCTCGCTTCTTCGTCCGGATATTCTGACTGGTTGTAGCTTCTGATTCTGACTTTGTTTTCCGGTAATTTGTGCAAAATCTTGGTACGCAGTAAACCGCCATGATTAATGGCATAGATTTGCCCATCACGGATAGTCTTACTGCCGGTATCAATGCCAAGCGTTGCACCGCTCGGAAATACCGGCTCCATGCTGTCTCCATCAGCCATCACGCAAACCACGTCAGCAGGGTTTATGCCGTGCTTTCTGAGCGTGTTGCGCGAAAATCTCAGCTTGTAACCGTTGTAGTCCTCAATGTCATCAGCAAACCCATTTCCGGCTGATAGCTTGATTTCTTTGTACAGCGGGGCTTCACAATCATCATCTGATAGGGGCGTGTTGTTGTCCCATTCATCAATCTTGCCAAGCGGCAGGGCGTTTGATTCAGGCTGCCTGATAGATTCTTTGCTATCAAGCCACCCACGCGGCAGGGATAGTACGTCCTCAATGTGAGCCGCCGCGCCATTGCCTATATTCCGATAACCGTTAAGCCACTGATTGACCTGCGCCGGTGCTTTTTCTATGGCTCGGGCAAACTCTGCCTGACTGCCATTAAACCGTTTTTCAATCAATTCTTTCACTTTATCAAGTCTGCTCATTTTCTTACTCCCAGCTAAATCAATTATTTATATTTTAAAGCAACGCTATATATAACAATGCTACTATTTTTCTTGCTTTTTGGAAATAGCTTTGCTATACTGTCGCTACGTTGAATATAGCAAGGTTGAAATATGAACTTAATTGAATATTGCGCTATTCGCGGGAACCAATCTTACTTAGCAAAAAAAACTGGTATTTCACCAGCATTTATTAATCAGATTGCGCGAGGCGTTAGAAGCGTGCCGGTTCAGTCAGCGGCAGCGATTGAAAAGGCTACAAACGGGGTAGTAACACGGCAAGAGATGTTTCCAGACACTTGGAAAGAGATTTGGCCGGAACTGAAAAGGAAAGCCCCACGCAGGAACGTGGGGCAGGGGTTGAGGCACGAGGCCTGCAACAAAAGGAGTAAACATGATAGACCAAAAACAGACACAGTGCAAGCAGATTGTTGATTATATCCGCGCAAACGGACACATCACATCGTTGGAAGCATACGAGAAACTGAAGATTACTCAGTTATGCGCCCGAATCGTTGACTTGGAAAGCAGGGGATTTGTTTTCAATAAACCGCGATTCAAGGTTGGTAATTGCAAAAATCCGATCGCGCATTATTCGATAAATAAATCAGGAATTGAGTTGTAAAGGGGAAGTTATGAGGCCGTCTGAAAGTTTAAAAATCGTAGGAAAACCGATTGCATATTACCCGCAACTCGCAAAGCCGTTAGGCAGTACAAACGCTTCGATTTTATTCAGCCATTTCTTCTACTGGCACGACAAGACAGAAAATCCTTTAGGGGTTTACAGGACAGCGGAAGAAATCGAATTAGAAACAGGGCTTTCTGTTCAGGAACAACGAACCGCAAGGAATAAATTGAAAGAGCGTGGAATCCTGATTGAAACAGAAAAAAGAATTGAACACAGAATCTACTACAAACTTGATTTAGACGCTTTTGATGACCTGATGTTGCAACATTCGCGAAATGCAGAATCAACAGCCCCGAAATGCAGAATCAACAGCCCCGAACTTCAAAATCAACATTCGGGGAGTGAGGAATCAACAGCCGTTATAAGAACAGAAGATTTAACAGAAGATTTAACAGAAGATTTAACAGTAAATACTTATTTGTCGGCGGAGGCTGAAACCGAACGTCCTGCCGTCGCTAAAGCAACGGCGAAAGCGACCAAGCATGAAGCCGATTTAGCACTGTTGGCAGAGCATGGCATCGAGGGGCAAATTGCTGAAGACTTTTTGACAATCCGAAAAGCAAAACGCCAGCCACTGACAGATACGGCTATGCGCCTGATTGCAGCCGATGCGGAAAAATGCGGAATGACTGCATTGCAAGCTGTTGAATATGCAATCGGTAACGGTTGGGGCAGCTTCAGGGCTGAATGGCTGAAAAACAAAACCTTTGGCAAACAGTCAGGCGGAAATGGTGGCTTAACCCACAACATGACGGCTGATGTACTGGACGGCAAACAATACGGCGATCAGCCGACAACAGATTTTTAAGGGGTGGATATGGCTTTGAAAAGTACCGCCGATTTTTTAAAAAACTACGGCAACGCCAAAACGGAGATCCGCAAATGTGCTGATCATGGCGAGTATTTGGCGAAAAGTGTTTTCCGCAATGTTTGGACTGGTTGCCCGATTTGCGGAAAGCTGAAAGCGGCAAAAGAAGCTGTTGAATATGCCGAACGCCTTGTCAGTGAGTTAAAGCAAGATGAAATGTCAAAACGCATTGGGCGCTCCGGCATTGCAGAACGGTTTAAAAACTGCCGAATTGAAAATTATGCCGTCGATGATGCGGTGCCGGGAATGGTAAGGGCAAAATCTGCCGCCGCCGACTATGCGGAAAACTTCGAGGATGTTTTGCAGACCGGGCGGAACATGATTTTTTCAGGCAAGCGTGGCACTGGGAAAAATCATTTGGCCTGCGGCATTGCTCACAAGGTGATTGAATCGGGGCGCAGTGCAGTGGTGATCACTGTCGGCGATATGTTGCAGACCGTAAAAGACAGTTTCAACGGCGGAAGCGAGAAAGAGGCTGTTGGAACTTTTGTAAAACCTGAATTGCTGGTGCTTGATGAATTTGGCGCGGGCAACCTGTCAGAAACAGATGGTCGGATTTTGTTTTCGGTGATCAACGGTCGATATGAGCGACTTATGCCAACGCTGGTGTTGACTAACTTATCGGCTAAAGATTTCCGTGAAAACGTTGATGCCCGTATCAGAGACCGCTTGAGAGATGGTGGCGGCAAGTTGATACCGTTTGATTGGGATAGTTACCGTGCGTGAAACCTGCTTCTACTGCAAACACGCAAATTTCCAATCAGAGGCCAATACGCCAATGAGAGGGTTTGCGAAATGCGAGAAATCGCAAACGCCTGAGCAACGGGCGAGCTTCTACTTCGGAGGCTATCAGTGCGACAAGGGCGGTTTGAATGGCGGGAAAGGTTTTCAGCCTGCCGATGAAATCGTGATCCAAAAACGGCGCGAAAAATTTGAAGAATGGCGCAACAAAAGGAAATGACGAAATGAGAATTTTAGCTTTATTTGATGATGGAAATGGAAGCGTAAAAAAAGCACTACCTGAACATGATGTAGTGTCGGTAGGGATTGGGAATGCCGATATTGTGATGGATTTATCAGACTTGAAGAATATTAAAAAGCTGGTCGATATGCACAAGAAAGAACCGTTCGACCTGCTGATGGCAAGCCCACCGTGTGAATCTTGGAGCTTCGCAACAGCAGGAAATAACGGCAACGCGTACCGAGATAAAAACAGCCTGGCATTGCGAACTTTTCAAAACTGGAAAAAGCACCCGTATGTGTCAGTCCGTAAATTGGTTGAGCGTAACGCACCTGAAATTCCTGCTGTCTATGCAAGATATTTGAGAAAGGGAGTGAACGGCGATTTAACAGCGTTGTTTACGGCTGAATTGGTTAAGGCTTTGGGGATCCCGTTTGTTATTGAGAATCCTCAATCATCAATGATTTTTGACAAGCTGGAGCGCGAGGGGTTGAGTTTTGTGAAGAACGTAGCCTGTTATTCCGCATATAGCGATGATTTCCCGCTTAAAAGGACTGGTTTCGCTTCAGGCGTGGCGATGAATTTAAAACAGGCAAAACGCGCGAAATTCGCATTTAGAGAATGGAAAGGAAACATGCATATCGTGCGGTCATCTATACCTGAAGATTTAATAAAACACATTGTCAGTCATTTTTAAAAAGGGGAACGAAAATGAAAAACTGGTTAATTCACAGATTGGGCGGCGTGCCTAAACAAACCTACATGGCGGCTGCTGAAAGCTATGAGGACACGCTAGCGAAATACATTAAGCGGCTTCACAAGTTGGAGCAGGGAAAATTAGACATGAAAGCCGAAAAAGCCGAAATGGAAAAGGCGGCGGAAATGGTAAGCGCGAACTTGTCGGAAACAATCAGCCGTCTGAACGAAGAAAAACGAACTTCCAACGGCTTGATGGCAAAGATGACCGCGCAAACGCAGAAAAACGAAGAACTGCAAGCGGAAATTGAAGCGAAGAACGCAGAGCTTGCACGAGTGAAATCAGAGATTATCGCAATCTCAAAAATTAAAGCCGATACGGCGCTGAAAGCAGAAATCCAACGTCTGCGAGCTGAATTGGAGTTACTGAAACGCAATAAGTTTAAGCGAGGCCGCAAATGATGACACTGTTTCTAATTGGGTTTGGTGCAATAGCGGCACTTATCGGAATCACTGTTTGGGTAGATATGCCGCCGATTGATGAATTTGGACAACGCACAAAGGATTAAGGGAAATGGAAACGCGCAAATGCTCACGATGTGAAGAAAGAAAGCCAGTCAGCGAGTTTTATAAAAAATGCTTCAACAAACAGGGGATTCAGCAATACACCGGCCAATGCCGTCTGTGTCAAGCTGAATATCACGCGAAATATTACGCGGCTAAGAAAGCAAAATTGCCGGGCACACGCCGTCGGTAGAAAGAGTTTACAGACGCAGACGAAGAAAGGCTGTTCTCAGCCAAGCGCGGCGTGGTAAGCATGAAGATTTCAGCAGAGCTTGCAAACGAAGCTTGCCCGCAATTAGACCCGCAATACTGGCCTATCGGCGTAGCGGAAAGTATTTACAAACAATTCGGCATGGAATGGAGCTATTTATGAAACTTGGAGTATTTCTGATTTGCGTATCGGTTGTGGTGTTGGCGATTAGTTTTGTCGAATGGGTCGCAAAGAAAGTACGCAACCAAGACGATGATTGGGGTGGGCATTGGCCGTATTAATCCCGATTGAGCAAATAGTAGAGGCGGCGGAAAGGGCAAATGTTCTTTCCCTGCCATATCCGATAAGCACTAACCGATACTGGAAAACTTTCAGGAATCGGCAAGTATTAAGCAAAGAAGCGAAAGCGTACAAGCTTTGCGTTTCCCACGCGGCAGAAAAGGCAGGTTTTAGGCCGTCTGAAAAAGACGTAATCCTGTTTTTCAGCCTAGTGCCGAAGATGAACAAGGACGGCACGGCAAGCAAGGTAATACTTGACCTTGATAACTGCCTAAAGGTCGCTGTCGATGCCTTGCAAGGCGTTGTCTATCACAACGACAACCAAGTCAAATTTATTTTATCAACATATTCTAGCGAGCCAAGAGAGAACGGCGGACTTGATATTGGGATTGCGGAGGTTTTGAAATGAGTATTTTTAATCTGATTATTTACCCCTTGAGCGCGGCGGTTTGTTTGTATTTGACGTTCAAGATTGCTGTTTTTGCATATATAGCCTACGGCGAGCGTGTGTCATGGTGGTGGGGCAAAGAAGATGACCGCATAAAGGTTGGTTGGTTAGATTTCGCGTTGTGCGCCTTGTGGTTGTTTGTTGCGAGTATTGATTTCCTACTTCGATTCACGGAGGAATTGCTGAAGTAATGAGCGCGATCAGAAAAGCGGCCAAAGGGGAAGATTGCACACTCAATATCGCAGGGGTGTGCAATTACAACCCTGAAACAGTGGTTTTGTGCCACTTCCCGAGCGAAACGCACGGCATGGGGCTGAAGAGTAACGATTTATCGGCAGGCTTTGGATGTTGCGCCTGTCACGACGTGATAGATGGCCGGTCGCATATCAAGTTGAGCAGGGAAGATAAAGAGTTTTATATGCGGCGGTCGCAGTTCAGAACGCTTTTAAAGCTGATAGATAAGGGAATCGTTAAATGCAAAGCGTAGCGTACAGGCTGACTAAAGACAACAAGCGGCCGCTGATGACGACCATCTACAACAATCTAGGCGCGTGGCTGGAGGCAAACGCAGAGCTTGAAGTTTGTATCAGACCGTATAACTCAAAACGGAGCATAGAGCAAAACAGGCGGTTATGGAAAATCTACGGCGAACTGGCAGATAAAGCGTGGGTCAACGGCAGGCGATACAGCGCGGAAACGTGGCACGAGTATTGCAAAGGAATGTTTCTAGGCTATGAGCTTAAAGCCATGCCGGATGGAACGGAGCTTAAAACGCCAATCAGCACGACAACGCTAAACACGGCAGAGATGACAGACTACCAAAACCGCTTGCAGGCATGGGCGGCAGGTAACTTCGGGTTAATTTGGGAATTTTAAGGGGCGGAAAATGTATTACACGGTTGAGCAGGTATTGGAAGACGTTTACAAGATTCGAGGCGTGAGAATGGAGCCGTTGAACAACACGGCTTCAGTTTGCGCTTGGTGCGAGAGTAAAGGCGTTACAGGTGGCGGAGGCGATTTGACGCAAGCCGAAACACACGCAAACGCGGCGATGATTATTAGCCGTATTGAGCGTGTATTGAATCGGCATGAGCTTGCGGTAGTAGAGTGTAAATACAGCGAGGACTTAAGCGGAATCGTGGATATTACCGCCTATATCGAGGAACAGAACAACGGCGTGAACTTGCTGATATGTGATGCGCTGGTGTCGAATATCTTGAGGGAAGTTCCGAAGCAGGTGGAGATTATGGATAAGTACGATATTAGTAAAATGACATTATGGCGACACTCGAAAAAAGTAAGTCAACAAATTGCCAAATTAGAAGAGTCCATTCAAATAAAACTCTATGACGAGTTTAAACGCTGTGGCATAATTTAATAACACTCTTTATCACAAAAAAGGAAAACAACATGAAGAAACTGTTACTGACTGCTATTGTCGTAGGATTGCTGACTGCTTGTGCGGCGGCGATTGAGCCAAGCCAACAACAATTAGCCGCAGCTACCTATCCCAACCCAATGCCGCCAAGCCAGTTTGAGAAAGCTGTAAAAGAATGGGCGGTCGATAACCTTGTTGACCCTGATTCTATGAATATTCGCAGCGTTGATACCACGCCAGCGCGTAAAGGTTGGATTGCGGTTTGCACGAAAATTGATCCGTCTATGGGTAATTGCATGACGCGTATGTTTTACTTCGGCCATATCTTCAACGCGCGTATTAACGCAAAAAATCAGCATGGCGGATATACAGGCTTCAAAGACTACGCCTTTGTTGTTCGTGGCGACCAAATCAGTTACGGCGTTGAAACTGAAAAAATTTCTAATATGAAATTGTTCTAATCTGTTGACATGATGTTACCTTTTATGTACAATTATGCTATAGTTTGGAAATGGCTATATGAACCGCCTTTATAGGGCGGTTTTTTGCATTTCAAGATAGCCTGTGATTCAGGCAGAAGTCAACAAAACGCGGTGCGAGTGAAACGTGTTTGCCCGACCTGATGGTTGTCATGCCAAGACAGACTATAAAGCGGTTCTCGCACATAGCCCCTGCCGTTATCGGTATGTGGCTATCCCTTTTTAGATTTTATCCATTAGGCGGTTATATTTTGCCAGCAGCTCAAGATAAGCAACCGCGTATTGTGGCACGCCAACTTTGTGCCATTTGCTGATAGATGTTGGGCTTATCCCTAATCGTCTTGATAGTTCGGCTTGTGTAATTTGTGCAGAGGCTAAAAGAGTTTTAAATTTTGTGTTTTGCATATTGCAATATCTAATTAAGTTATATATAATGTGTAATTATATTAATACTGGTCGGAGTTTGTCAAATGGCAGCTTTAAGCGGTTTGGAAACTATTAAAGAGGTTCGGAAGCGGCAAAATAAAACACTGCTTGCATTTAGCGGTGGGAAAGATGCCGTTGCCACATATCTTGCCATCAAGGATTATTTTGATGAGGTAGTCCCATATTATTTATATCTCGTCCCTGATTTGGCATTTGTTGATGAGCAGCTTGATATGTATGAGCGGCAGTTTGGCTTTAAAATCACTAAACTCCCCCATCCGTCATTGCATAGACTGCTTAATAATTTTGTTTTTCAGCCGCCGCAAAATTGCGCTGTCATTGAAGATGCAGGGTTGCCTGATTTTGATTACACTGATATTCAGGCTGCGATGTGCCAAATGCATGGCTTGGATAAAAAAACATTGGTTGCCGATGGTGTCCGTGCTGCTGATAGCCCGATGCGGCGAATTGCTATCCAGACACATGGCAGTATAAGCTATAATCTGCTTAAATATCATCCTATTTGGGACTGGAAAAAGGCTGATTTGGTAGAGTGCTTTAAAAAGCACAATGTCCGGCTTGGTAGTGATTACAAGATTTTTGGGCGGTCATTTGATGGCTTGGATTTGCGGTTTTTACTCCCGATAAAAAAACATTATCCTGATGATTACAAAAGGATACTTGAGTTTTTTCCGATGGCTGATTTAGAGATATTTAGATGGGAGTGCGCAAATGGCAAAATCTGATTTGAAACAACAGGCTGCTGATAAAGTGGCGGCCGCTAAAAACCAAGTGGCAAAGTGGAAGCGCAAGCAAAAGCCGCTTGTGAATATGCCAGAATTAACCGGTAATCCGGAAATCGATAGTAAAAATGATTTAGATGCTGTCAAACAAGGATTCCGAGACCGCTTAAAGGCGGAAAACAAGCGAAAAGTATCAGCGACAGACAGCGAGTATTGGAGTTGCATTTGTTTCAAAACTCGCGCTCAGGCTGATGCGTTTATCGCGGCCATGAATTGGCGACAGTTTGGCGATAAATACATTGATGGGGTTAAATTGGCTGAATATCTTGGTATTGAGTTGCCGGATGAAGAGGTGGCGTTTGTTGCCGATCCGAAAGTTGATAAAACTTGGGCAGGATTTGTAGATTGATTTTTTAGTAGCCGTCCAGTGGGCGGCTTTTTTGTGTCTGTAAAAAGGAGGTGTCTATGCGTGGCGTAAAAGTGCATGGCAAGCCGCATATTCGCGGTAAGGCCGCTGGCGGTCGTGGCCGTAGTAATGCGTTTTCGAGCCGTTCAAGTGGTTCATAATCTTAAAGTCTGATTTTATTGGGCTTTTTTTATTTACAAATTAACCCCATGCAATAAAAGGTGTTTTATGCCAGTTAAAGGTGCAGATATTTGCGGTGCAAAAACCCGTAGCGGTGGGGTGTGCCAAAGCCCTGCCATGCCTAATGGCCGTTGCCGATTGCATGGGGGAAAAAGTACAGGCGCGCCCAAAGGTCATACAAATAGCCGTAAACCGGGCAGCCTGTATTCTGATTTTTATACAGACGAAGAAAAAGAGATTGCTGCTGAAATTGAGCTTGAGAGTGTCGATGAAGAGTTGAAACTGTGCAAGATTCGATTGCGCCGCGCCATGAAGCTTGAAGAAGAGCAGAAGCAGCGGCAAGACGAAGAGCGGTTAGAGTTGGATAGATTGGTGGAGACGCCATCTGTTATTGGTGGTGTTGCAATCCAAGACGACCCTGATGTGCCTCCTGTGAAACAAAAGACTTTTGTTTATCGTGATTATGGGGAGATTATTAACCGCCTGCTTGCCCGGATTGAATCTTTGACGATGACGCGTCAGAAGCTGCTTAAAGGTTTAGTTATAGATTTAAAATCTTCAGACGGTAGTATGACCCCTAATAGCAAAGAGGTTGAGTTGTCTAAAGAAGATTTACAGGGCGCGTTAGAAGAGGCGTTAAAGGTTATTGCGAAATGACAACATATACAGCGGAAGAAAAGCAAGGAGCATTGCGCAAAGCATCGCGGAATAGTTTGTTTTACTTTACGCTGAATATGTTTTATGCCCGTCGTGGCTATCCGTGGCTTGTATCACGTCACCACGCCCTAATCTGCGATGCCCTTGAGCGTGTTTTCAACGGCGAGACCAAACGCCTGATTATCAACATTCCGCCGCGATACTCAAAAACAGAAATTGCGGTAGTGAACTTTATCGCGTGGGCGATGGGTCGTGTGCCTGATAGCGAGTTTATTCATGCGAGCTATTCGGCTACGTTGGCCGTCAATAACTCAGTGCAAATCAGAAACCTGTTACAGCATGAAGAATATCGGGCGATATTCCCCGGCGTGGAGCTTGCAAGCGAGAGCAGCCATCACTGGAAAACGACTGCTGGCGGTGTGATGTACGCGACAGGTACAGGCGGCACGATTACAGGCTTTGGTGCAGGTAAGCACCGTGAGGGCTTTGGCGGGGCGCTAATTTTGGACGACCTACACAAGGCTGATGAAGCCCGAAGCGAGGTTAGACGGCAAAACGTCATTGACTGGTTTCAGAACACGCTGGAATCTCGTAAAAACAGCATTGACACGCCTATTGTCGTGATTATGCAGAGATTACATGAGAAAGATATTGCTGGCTGGCTGCTTGATGGCGGAAACGGCGAAGAATGGGAACACCTTTGCTTGCCAGCCATTCAAGATGATGGCACGGCGTTGTGGCCTGAAAAGCACGATATTGAGACGTTGCGCCGAATGGAACAAGCCGCGCCGTATGTATTTGCCGGGCAGTATTTGCAAAAACCTGCGCCGCCTGATGGCGGTACGTTCAAGCCTGATAATCTGCAATTTGTTAAGGCATTGCCTGCCGGTAATATCAGATGGGTGCGCGGATGGGACTTAGCCTCAACCGCAAACGACGGCGACTATACAGCAGGCGGCAGGCTTGGCGTAACAGAAGATGGGCGGTATATCATCGCCAACGTCGTGCGCGGCCAATATGGGGCGGATGAGCGAGACAGAATTTTGAAAAACACGGCGCAAAAAGACGGCGTGAAAACAAAAATATCCATTCCGCAAGACCCTGGGCAGGCCGGTAAGTCGCAAACCCTATATTTAACCCGTCAGTTGGCGGGTTTTTCTGTATCTGCCAGTCCCGAATCTGGCGACAAGGTAACGCGAGCCGAGCCATTCGCGGCACAGGTCAACATCGGTAACGTGATGTTATTAGATGACGGCACATGGGACACAGACGCGCTGATTTCAGAAATGCGGATGTTCCCAAACGGTCAGCATGACGACCAAATCGACTGTTTGAGCCGCGCGTTTGGCGAGCTACTGGATACCCGAACGGGCATGATTGATTACCTGCGCTCGCAGGTTGAGGCAAATAAATGAGTAAAAAGACACCATTATCACAAGGCTTTATTGCCCGCGTTGCCGCTGGTGTCCGTTACGCCTTTACCGGCAACGCGGACGGGTGGTTTGACGCAGGCGAGCCTTTAGCCCCTGTTGCACAGCAGGCAGAGGGTCGGCGGTTCGATTATGAGCCGTTCTACAACGTAGGGCATTCCAAGCCGCGTGAACGTGAGGCGATAGGCTTTACACAATTACGCGCCCTTGCTGATAACTACGATGTGTTGCGGTTGGTTATCGAAAAGCGCAAAGACCAAATGGAAGGGCTGAAGTGGACGATTCAGAAGCGCGATATCGAATCAACGGCAAACAATGAATCACAGCGTAAAGACCGAAAGGTTGATGAAGCGATCGCATTTTTCCAAATGCCTGACAAAGAGCATACATGGGCGGACTGGCTGCGTATTTTGCTGGAAGACCTGTTTGTTATTGATGCACCGTGTATCTATCCGCGCAAAACACTGGGCGGCGACTTGTACGCTCTTGAAGTGATAGACGGGGCGACGATTAAGCGTGTGTTGGACAATACAGGCCGTCTGCCAGCGCCGCCTGATACAGCTTATCAGCAAATCCTGCATGGCATGGCGGCGGTCGATTACACGGCGGACGAATTGATTTACCGCTCACGCAACAACCGAAGCTATAAAGTCTATGGTTACTCGCCTGTTGAGCAAATCATCATGACCGTGAATATTGCCTTGAAACGGCAGCTTCACGCGCTTGAATACTACACGGCCGGCAGCGTGCCTGATGCGCTTGTTGGTGTGCCTGAAACTTGGTCGTCTGACGATATTAAGCGCTTCCAAGAGTATTGGGATTTGATGTTATCGGGCGAGACGGCGGAACGGCGAAAAATGCGTTTCGTGCCGGGCGAGTTATCCCGAAACTTTAAAGAGACTAAACAGCCACCGCTGAAAGACGTTTACGACGAATGGTTGGCGCGTGTCGTCTGCTTTGCGTTTAGTGTCGAGCCTACGCCGTTTGTGGCACAGGTAAACCGAAGTGTAGCAGAGACGAGCCGTGAACAGTCGCTTTCAGACGGCATGAGTAGTCTGAAGAACTGGGTAAAAGCCCTGATTGATGATGTGCTTGCCCGATACATGGATATGGCGGCTTATGAGTTTGTTTGGAAAGAGGAAGAATCACTCAACCCGAAAGAGCAGGCTGAAATCTACGCTATCTACAAAAACGCTGGTATTTTGACTGCTGATGAAATCCGCGCCGACTTGGGTAAAGAGCCGTTACCGGAGCAGGCACAGCCTGAACAGAATCAGCAAGACGACAAACAGCCCAAAGAACAGCCGAATCAAGAGGCTGAAAAACTGGGAAAGTCGGAAAGCCCGATGAGCGAAGACGAAGCCGCCGCGCTTATTGAGGCTTATTTGCTGACACGCATTGACGGCTTGGCTGAACAAATTGCCGCGCTGATTGGTGTGGCTGCTGTTGACTGGCAGGCTGAAGACCTGACTACCGAACTGAGCCGAGTAGCGAAAATCGTTACCGACGGCTTGGATTTTGGCGAGTGGTCGGGTTTGTCTGATGTGGTTGAGCCTATCATCAGACGAGCGGCGGAAGACGGGGCGGTTGCTGCCTTGTTGCAGGTAATGCCTGACCCTGCTGTCGGTATGGTTACGAATATTCGCAGCCGTGCCGTCAAGTGGGCGCATGACCGCGCCGCCGAAATGGTCGGCATGAAGTGGGTGGGCGGCGAGCTTATCCAAAATCCTGCCGCCGAATGGCAAATCACAGAGGGAACGCGTGAGATGATACGCGCCCAAGTGGTTGAAGCCATGCAAAACGGCGACAGTGTGCAGGAATTGGCAGGCCGTCTGAAAGAATCTCACGCTTTCAGCAATGCCCGCGCCCGAACCATTGCCCGAACTGAGACGGCGATGGCTGACGGCATGGGTAATCTGATTGGCTGGGAAGAGACCGGGCTTGTTTCCGGTAAGCAGTGGCTGACCGCTGAAGACGATAAAGTGTCAGAGATTTGCAATACCAATGGGGATATGGGCGTTATTGGGCTGCATGAGCATTTTTCGCATGGCTCACTGACGATTCCGGGGCACCCGAATTGCAGATGTACGGTTATCCCTGTTTTGGCAGAGGATATGCCTAAATCTTGATTCCTTTGGGTAAAGTGAGTGTGTTTGCTGTCTCTTCGTGGGGCGGCTTTTTTTTGGAGCAACGAATGGCGAAGTTATACGCAGAAATTGCCAAGATGGAGGCGCAGGACGACGGCACTGTCAAAGTTTGGGGGTATGCCTCAAGTGAAGCGGTCGATTCGGACGGCGAAATCATCGCGGCAGAAGCAATGAAAGCGGCTATTCCCGATTACATGAAGTTTGGCGCGGTGCGTGAAATGCACGGCTCAAACGCGGCGGGAACGGCTATTGAGATTAACGTAGAAGACGATGGGCGCACATTTTTTGGCGCACATATTGTTGACCCTGTTGCGGTTGCGAAAGTCAAGACAGGCGTTTACAAAGGCTTTTCAATCGGCGGCAGCGTTACCGCCCGCGATGAATTGAATAAGTCGCAAATCACTGGGCTGAAGCTGACAGAAATCAGCCTTGTTGACCGCCCTGCCAATCCTGATGCGGTGTTTACCTGCTTCAAGGCGGACAAACCGAAAGCCGACGAAGAGGCGGGCAAGGACGAAGACGACAAGCCGTCTGACAAGTCAGCTGAAGATAAAGTCGACAAGCCTAAAGACGGCGATAAAGAGCCTGAAGCCGAAGATAAAGACGACAAAGGCGATAAGAAAGACGACAAAGAAGACGAAGCCGAGAAATCGGAAAGCGTGAATTTGTCTGAATCTGAAATTGCCGTCTTGAAAGCGGTCTTGGCTAAAGCCGAGAAACAGGAAGCGGTAACTAAAGCTGACGAGCCTGTCGATGAATCGGTAAGCAAATCTGACAAATCAGATGACCTTGCTAAAGCAGAAATGGCAGATGCGTTGGCGAAAGCGCAAGACGCGCTGAAGAAATCGAATGATGCCCTTGCCAAAGCGCAGGCGGAAATTGAAAGCCTGAAAAAACAGGCAGCGCCGCCGAAAGGTAGCACTAAAGCTATCAGCAAGGCAGAGGACAACGGCGAAGACCCATTAAAAGGTTTTGAGCCGATTGTAAAGAATGACGGTTCGCTTGACGACGTGGCAACACTCGTTAAGGCAGCACAAACAGGCCGTCTGTAACACCGCTTACAGGCGGTTTTTTTATTATCAGGAGCGATAAATGAACGTGAATCAACTCACACAAGAAACAATTGAGCTGATGAAGTCAGCACAAGCAGGCGGCGAGCCGTTGAATAAAGGTTTTACGCAGCCGACCAGTTTCACCACTGGCCTGCAAACCTATGACCTGTCTGCGCCGTCACAAAAACTCTATCCGGTACTGACACCGCTGCGCAACCGTATCCCACGCGTGGGCGGCGGTCGCACCATCGGCTCAAACTGGAAAGCCATCACAAATATCAACGTCGGTAATCAACGCGCCGGCATTAGCGAGGGTAAACGCGGCGGCGTTATCAATCATGAAATCGTCGAACGTAACGCCCAATTCCGCGCTATCGGCTTGGAAAACCAAGTTTCATTTGAAGCTGACTATGTCGCGCGTGGCTTCGAGGACGTGAAAGCGTTGGCGGTTGCCCAAACCTTGCAAGCTACCATGATTGCCGAAGAGATGATTTTGTTGGGCGGCAATACCAGCCTGAAATCAGGCGTTACACCTACCCCGACCGCTGCCGTTTCTACTGATGCGATGGGTAAAATCAGCGGCAGCACTTTGTCTGTAATCTGCGTGGCTTTGGGCTTGCAAGCGTATTGGGACGTAGCCGGTGCAAACAACGGCGCAATCGGTCAAAGCCTGAACATTAAAACTGCTCAAGTACCGACCAAAATCACACGCCAAAACGCGGATGGCACGACCGACACATTCGGCGGCGGTTCTGCCCAAAAATCTGCAGCGGCTTCCGTTTCCGGTGTCGGCACAGGCAAAAAAGTAACCGCTGTGATTCCCGCTGTTCGCGGCGCGGTTGCCTACGCTTGGTACTGGGGCGCGGCCGGTTCTGAAAAACTGGGCGCGATTACCACTTCCGCCAAAGTGGAAATCTTGGCTGATGCTGAGGGTACTCAAACCGCTGCATCTTTGCCGTCTGAAGACAATTCCACTTCCGTTTTGGAATTTGACGGCCTGCTGACCCAAATCGCCCTGCCCGATTCAGGCGCGTTCTGGTCGGACAACAAAGGCAACGGTTTGACTTCAGACGGCGCGGGCGGCGTGTATGAGTTTGAAGAAGCCTTTGCTAACTTCTATTCAAAATATCGCCTGTCCCCTGATACAATCTACGTCAATGCACGCGATTTGGCCTCTTTGACTAAGCTGATTATCGGCAATGGCGGCGCACCGCTGATTAAGTTGAATGTGGACGTGAACAACACCGCAAACATTAAGGCTGGTGTCGTTGTCGGTTCGTACCTGAACAAAATCACAGGCGACGAATTGAACATCGTGGTACACCCGAATCTGCCTGCCGGCACTTACCTGTTCTATTCAAGCCGTCTGCCTGCTTACGTCCAAGGCGTGGGCAACTTGTTGCAAGTGCGTACGCGCCAAGAGTATTACCAAATCGAATGGCCGCTGCGTACCCGTATGTATGAGTACGGTGTCTATGCAGACGAAGTGTTGCAAGGTATGTTCATGCCTGCCTTTGGTATGATTACCAACGTGGGTTAAGCCTAATCAGGCCGTCTGAATTTCGGACGGCCTATTTCTTTTGGAGATTTTGAAATGACTAAAATGGTTAAATTACAAGCCCCTGAAGGCTTTACCGATGTTTCCTTTGGTAGCCAAAGCTACGAAGTGGACGAAAACGGCGTTGTTGAAGTGCCTGCGGAAGCGGCGCAATTCCTGTATCAGTTCGGCTTTGGTAACGTGGTTGAAGAGACCGCCGAAACTGAACAGCCTGTTGAAGCTGAAGAGCCTGAAAAAGGTAAGCGCGGCCGTAAAGCCAAAGCCGAGCATCCGGCAGAACAGCCAGCCGAACAGGCTGAAGCCGAGCAAACCGACGAAGCTGAAAAGGCTGAATAACGATGACCGCCCTTGTCCCACTTGATTCGCTCAAGCAACGGCTGGGCGTTACCCATGACAAGCAGGACACGTACTTTCAGACCTTGCTTGACGGGGTATCGGCGGCGGTTGAAGCTTTTATCGGTCGAAAACTCGAAGCTGCGGATTATGTCGAGCGATACAACGGCAACGGCAAGAATCGCCTTGTGCTGGAGCAATGGCCTGTCATTTCCGTGTCGTCCGTAAAAATCAACGGACGCGCGGTAGATGACTGGGACTTTGATAACTGGCTGTTGATTCGCCATGCCTGTTTTGCGCAGGGGATCCGTAACGTGGAAGTGTCGTACCGTGCAGGCTATGAAACCATGCCCGCCGATATTCAGGAGGCTGTCTTGATTATCGCAACGCAACGCTTGAACGAAATCGAGAACAAGGGCGTGCAGAGTAAAAGCCTTGCAGGGGAGACTATATCCTTTTCAAGCTTTGGACAGTCGGGCGGTATCCCTCCGTCTGCCTACGCCATCTTGATGGAATACAAGCGAAAGGCCGTCTGAAATGCTGAATGTTGAGTTTATTGGCGGCGACGCGATAGCGGCCGTCTTGAAAGCTTATTCTGACGGCGTGCAGTCGGCGGTTGAAAAGTCAATCGGTCGGTCGGTTTTGAAGTTGCAACGTGAAGTCATGCAAAACCGCCTGTCTGGGCAGGTGTTGAATGTACGGACTGGCAATCTTCGCCGCTCAATACATCAGCAAGTAACCAGTTCGGGCGGTTTGGTGGTTGGCGAGGTCAACACGAATGTCCGATACGGCGTGGCGCATGAATATGGCTTTGCCGGGACAGTCAACGTTAAAGCCTCAATGAGGCAGATACGTCAGGCTTTCGGCAGGCCGTTGAAATCGCCGCGTTATGTTCAAATCCGCGCCCACGCTCGCAATGTGAAGCTGCCTGAACGGTCGTTTTTGCGGTCGGCTTTACGCGATATGAAGCCGGGGATTGAGGCGGATTTGCAAAAATCCATTGAAAGGGCATTGCGATGAATCGTGAAGCGATTTATTCCGCGCTGTGGGCAAAGCTTGAGGCATTGGACGGTTTCACGACCAAGAGCCGCAAACTGTTGCACTGGAATGACGTAAAGGGCTACGACCAACCGGCGTTATTTATGGCTCAAAGCGATATGCAGGCAGTAACGACAACAGGGCAAGAGACGAAATGGCTGTTGCGTGTTGACGTGTATTTGTATGTACAGACGGCAGGCGAGCCGCCAGCGCCTATCATGAATCCGCTGATTGATGCGGTGTGTAATGCCGTGAACGCTGTACACCCAATCACGGGCAAGACGGCTTTAGTGGTCGATGGCGCGGATGTTGAGTATTGCCGCGTTGAGGGGACGGTAGAGACAGACGAGGGGACGCTTGGTAATCAGGCCGTCTGTATTATCCCAATTATGATTTGCGCCGCTTAGTCGGCAATTAGAAAGGAAATGTCATGCAGTTGACGTTTGGTAGTGGCGAAGTTTTCGCCGAAATGATTACGGATGCTTACGGCAACCGTGTGCAAAACGCAACGCCCGTGCGAATCATGGGCTTGCAGGAAATGTCTGTTGACTTGTCGGCAGAGTTGAAAGAGTTTTACGGCCAAAACCGCTTTGCGCTGGCTGTTGCTCAAGGTAAGGTAAAGGTTTCAGGTAAGTTCAAAGGCGCGTTAATCAACGGCCTGACGCTGAATACTTTGTTCTTCGGTGCTGAGTTTGCAACCGGCACGATGAAGGCGTTATGGGCAAATACTGACGGCAAGAGCATTCCGGCTCAAGCGCCATATAACGTCCCTTTGACTGGCATGGCGCCGGGCGGTACTTTCGTCGAAGACCAAGGTGTTATGTCCGAGGATGGTACGGCTATGATTAAAGTAGCAAGCAATCCGAAAGCAGGCCAATACTCCGTTAACGCAAGCGGCGTTTACTCATTTAATGATGCGGATAAAGGCAAGACGGTTTACCCTAGCTTTACCTACACATTGCCCATGCCGTCAGCCAAGAAAATTGAGCTGACTAATATGGCAATGGGTAACACGCCGACCTTTAAACTGAAATACCTGACACAGTTTAAAGGCAAAAAAGCCTTGTTGGAACTGGAAAGCGTAACCAGTGGTAAATTGGGCTTGTTCTCGACTAAAAACGATGACTTCTCCGTGCCTGAAATTGACTTTACTGCTTCAACCGATGAAGCAGGCTTTAAAGTCGGTACGTTGTGGATTCAAGAGTAAAAATTCAGGCCGTCTGAAATGACGGCCTTTTTTCATTTACCCCAAAAAAAGGAAAGCAAAATGACCGTACGAATTAAAGGCGTGACCGTTGAATTGAACGGCACTGAATATGTTATTCCTCCTATCGCGTTGGGCGCATTGGAACAGTTGCAAAGCCGAATTGGTGCATTTGATGGCAACGTGCAAGACGCAAAACAGATTTCTACCGTTATCGATTGCGCCCATTCCGCGCTGAAGCGTAATTATCCCGATATGACACGCGAAGAAGTGGCCGATTTGATTGATATCGGCAACATGAATGAAGTATTCGCCGCTGTGATGGATGTTTCCGGTTTGAAACGCAAGGAGCAGGAAGCCGCACAAGCGGGGGAAGCTCAGGCGGCGGTTTAAGTTTCGGCGCGATGATTGCCCACGTCTGCGCCTCAACTGGGTGGACGTGGGATTACGTTGCCGACAACTTGGATTTGCCGCGAATCGGGTATTTAAACGACTACTGGCGTGAACATCCGCCCGTGCATATCTTGGTAGCCTCATACATGGGCATTAAGCCGTCGTCTAGCCCTGTACAGAGCGAAACGGACGAGGCAGAGGCCATTGGTATGCTTGGAGGCGGCGAGCTGTCAGAAGACGAATTTAACGCATTGCTGAAAGCGAAGGGGATTATTTGATATGAGTAACGCAGTTTTCCCAACGTTCCCCGGCTTGAAGTGGGGGGGCAAAAAAACAGCTGTTTGGAGTACCAATATCCAAAAGTCAGCTTCAGGTCGTGAGATTCGTAGTGCGTACTACACTTATCCGCAATGGAAGTTTTCGCTTTCGTTTGAAGTGTTGAGAACAAAAGCCTCAATCAACGAACTTGAGAAGCTGGCAGGCTTTTTTAATGAACGCCGCGGCAGTTTTGACAGCTTCTTGTATGAAGACCCAACGGATAACAAGGTTACAGACCAGCTTATCGGGAATGTCGTTCAGGGCGTAACGAGATACCAGCTTGTGCGCAATTACGGCGGTTTTACCGAGCCTGTCTTAGCGGTCAAAGGCGTGCCGACGGTTAAAGTTGGCGGCGTTGCCTTGACGCATGGCCGTGATTTCGCAATAGACAATAACGGCGTATTGGTTTTAAACACGCCGCAAACGCCTGGCAGACCCATCACATGGACTGGCGGTTTTTATTTTCGCGTCCGCTTTACGTCTGATACGGTGGATTTTGAAAACTTTATCGGCCATTTGTGGAACGCGAAGAAAATCGAGTTTACGAGTTTGAAATTATGAAAAGTGCAAGCGCTGAATTAATGAATCTGCTTCATAACGAAGACAGGTTTCTGATGGCCGATTTGTTCACAATCACTTTGGCAAATGGGCAAGTATTGCGTCATACGAATTTTGATAAGCCTGTTACATGGCAGGGGAATCAATACGAGGCTTATAAGCTGATTATCAAACGCGGCGCAACAAGAACGGCAGTAGGGCTTGATGTTGATTCCAATACGCTGCAAATCGCCGCAGAGCCAAGTTATAGACTTGAGGGCTTGCAGTGGGCAGAGGCCGCGCTTGGCGGTGCTTTGGACGGCGCAAGGGTGGTTATTGAGCGTGTCTTTTTCCGCGATTTCCTTACGCCAAATCCTGATCCTGTCGGCACGGTCATCATTTTTTCCGGCCGCGTGTCGGATGTGTCGGGCAGTCGTTCGTCCGTCAAGGTTGATGTCAAATCGGATATTGAGTTGCTGAACGTATCAAGCCCGCGCAATATCTATCAGGCCGGTTGCATGAGAACGCTTTATGACGGCGGCTGTAAAGTTAACCGCGAAAAGTTCACCGTGGATGGTCGCGTAACCGCAAACAGCACGACCGGAACGGAACTAACTTGCAATCTAACACAGGCGAATGGTTGGTTTAATCAGGGCGTTATCAAGTTCACAAGCGGCCTTAATTCAGGATTGACACGCACCGTCAAAGAACACAAAGACGGCACACTGTCTTTTGCTTTGCGCTTACCACACCCGCCACGCGCCGGAGATGTGTTCAAAATCTATCCGGGCTGCGATAAACGACAAAGCACCTGTAAAGACAAGTTTCAAAACATCGTGCATTTTCGCGGTTTCCCTTATATCCCATCTGCTGACACGGTGGTTTAAATGAGGCCGTCTGAAATGGATTTGAGAAAGCGAATTGTCGAAGAGGCTTATTCGTGGCTTGGTACGCCGTACCATCATCAAGCGATGGTCAAGGGTGCTGGTGTAGATTGTGCGATGATTCTTGTCGCAATCTATCGGGAGGCTGGCTTACTACCTGCCGATTTTGACCCACGGCCATATCCTCAAGACTGGCACTTGCACCGAGACGAGGAGCGTTATCTTGGCTGGGTTTTAAAAGTCTGTCATGAGACCGACACGCCGCAACCTGGCGATGTGGCCGTCTGGAAGTTCGGGCGCACGTTTTCTCATGGCGCGGTTTATGTTGGCGACAACAAAATTATTCACAGCTACATCGGGCGCGGTGTGGTTTTGGACGAATTGGATCAGGCCGAACTTTCAGGCCGTCCGATGAAATTTTTTACTTTTGGAGAAAGAAAATGAATATTCAAATTACAGCTTATGGATTGGGTAGTGGTCACGATGAAGCCGCTGGCGGTAGTTATGACGACACTGATTTGCGTAAACAGATTGCAGCGGTTGCGGAGCAGGTCAGAGAAATAGCTGATACCCGCAAAGAGTATCAAGCGGCGTACGTCCCAAAAAAAGATTTGGGGAGCGACTTAAGTAGTATTGGATTTGCAACGGTTAAATTTAAAAAGCCGTTTTCAAAAATCCCATTTGTCAAGGCTATAGCTGACCTAAAAGCACGTTCCGCACAAGCGATTAATATTGCGAATGTGACAGAAACAAGTTTCGAGATTGCATTAAATGCCGCCTGGGATTTTGATTATGTGCAAGGCATTTGGTATGAAGCGCATTTAATAGATTGATTTTATAGAGGTTACTCATGGGCGGTAAGACTTCAACTATTTCAAATTCTGAACAACGGATTTTATCCCTACAAGTTCAGCAATCATCTCAAGGCTTGACCCTGCCTGTTGTTTACGGTCGGGCGCGTGTTGCTGGTAATTTGATTTGGTACGGCGACTTTACCACTATTGAGACCAAGACAACGACCCAACAAGGCGGTAAGGGCGGCGGTGGCGTAAAACAAGAGGATATTTCCTACACATACGAAGCCGCCGTCATGATGGCCTTGTGCGAGGGCGAGATTAAAGGTATCGGGCGCATTTGGCGCGATAAAGAAAAGTTTGAATCGCTTTCTCAATTACGCCTGAATCTTGCAAAAGGCGGCGATGAGCAGCCGACTTGGACGCATTTGCAACAGCCGAAGCACCAAGCGCAGGCGATCAACTATTCCGGCACGGCTTATATTTACAGCCCAAATTACGAGCTGACAAAATCAGCGCAAATTTACAGCCATAATTTCGAGGTCATCGGGAAAATGGGGTATTCGTCCTCAATTCCTGACGCAAATCCGAGCGAAATTATCCGCGATATGCTGACGAATCAGAACTACGGTTGCGGTTTTCCTGCTGAGAACTTGGGCGATACAAGTGTTTACGGTGTTTATTGCCGCGCGGCAGGTATCTTTTTAAGCCCTGTTTACAGTGAGCAGACAGAGGCACAGCAAAACATTTCTGAACTGTTGGAACAGACGAATAGCGCGGCAGTGTTTTCTCAAGGCCGTCTGAAAATCGTCCCTTATGGCGACGTGAAGCTATCAGGAAACGGCGCAGCCTATGTTCCAAACCTGACACCTGTTTACGACTTAACCGATGACGATTTTATCGTGTCGGGCGCGGAAGACCCTTTAAAGGTCGAGCGCAAAACCAATGCGGACGCTTACAACCAAATTCAGGTTGAGTATCTAGACCGCGCGAATGACTACAATATCGCCGTGGCCGAAGTGAAAGACCAAGCGAATATTGAGCAATACGGCCTGCGCCCTAAAGATGCCGTTAAGATGCACGGAATTTGTGACGCTAAAGTCGCAAATCATGTAGCACAATTGCTGTTACAGCGTGCCTTGTACGTCCGCAATGAATACGAGTTTAAGCTTGGTTGGAAATACTGCCTGCTTGAGCCAATGGACTTGGTAACGCTGACAGACGAGGGCTTAGGGCTTGATAAAACGCCTGTCCGAATCATTGAGATTGAGGAAGATGAAGAGGGCGTTTTGACCGTCAAGGCCGAAGATTTCCCAATGGGCGCGGCGACGGCTACGGCTTACCCTACACAGCCGTCATTAGGCTATTCCGCCGATTACAACAAATCGCCCGGCAACGCCCATGCGCCTGTCGTTTTTGAAGCGCCTTTACAGCTAACTGGCGGCGAGCCACAAATTTGGCTTGCAACCGCCGGCGGCGATATGTGGGGCGGCGCTGAAGTGTGGATTTCGACCGATGGCGACAGTTACACGCGAATCGGCGCAACCAACAAGAAAGCGCGTTTCGGCTCACTGTCCGCGCCTTTGGCAAGCGGTGCAGTTTTCGACCGCGCCAATACCCTGAATGTTGAAATTTCCGCCGGGCAAATGACAGGCGGAACGGAGCAAGACAGCCGCGATTTGCTGACCTTGTGTTACGTTGACGGCGAGTTTTTGGCCTACGAGACTGCTGAATTAAAAGGCGTGGGACGTTACACGCTGGGCAATCTGACGCGCGGTGCGTATGGCTCAACCATCGATAGACACAATGCAGGCAGTCAGTTTGTGCGCATTGATGAAGCGATGTTCAAATACGCCGTCCCTGCGAACTGGGTAGGACGCACAGTTTGGGTTAAGCTGGTGTCTTTCAACGTCTTTGGTAGTGGTGTGCAGGAGCTTGCAGAAGTACCGGCATATTCCTACACCATCAAGGGCGCACCGCTTGGGCAAATTCAGAGTTTACGCCTCACATCATCTTGGGCATACGGAAAGGAAGCCGTTATTGCTTGGGATAAATTGGGCGGTGCTGATACCTACGATGTGGAAGTCTATGCAGGTAATACGCAAAAACGACTGCGAAGCTTAAGCGGTATTGTTGACAACGGATTTACCTACACGCAAGCCGATATGAAAGCTGACGGCGGCCAAGTGCGTGATGTTGTCTTTAAAGTTCGTGGACGCGCGATTACTGGAAAGACTGGCAACTGGGCGCAAATCGCGGCGCAAAACCCTCAACTCAAACCATTGCAAGGCATTGAGGTTGACAGCGGTTTGCGTCAGGCGTTTTTCAAATGCGCCATGCCGTCTGAAGAGGATTTCGCAGGTATTGTTATTTGGGTGTCTGAGAGTCAGGCTGTCCCAACAACAGACGCGAATAAAGCCTACGATGGCGCGGAAACATTTGTTTCGATTACGAAATGCAACGGAAAGGATTTACAGCAGGGTAAAACCTATTATTTGCGCGCCGCTGGTTATGACAGCTTTGGCAAAGACGGCATGCACGTCAGCAACAGTATTGCGTTTACCGTTACTGATGTGTCAGTCACAGATTTAGCAGAAAGCAATCTGAACAAGGCTTTGCGTGACAAAATCGCACTAATTGACGGCAACGGTGCAGGCAGTGTAAACGCACGAATCGAAGCGGAAACGCGTGAGAGGGTAAGCAAGATTGAACAAGTATCCTCGAAACTCAATAACTTATCTGTCGGGGGAAGAAACTTAATCCGAGATTCCGCATCGCAAGTTCAAAATTCAAACTATTTAATTCAGTCATATCAAATGACTGATAATTCGTTACAAGAGGGCGAGCCGTTTACTGTAACGATTTGGGGGGATTTAGGCAGCGACCGCGAAGCGTTTTGGCCGTTCAATTCGGATTCTTGGAACTGGCTAGGCACAATGAAAAAAGTGTCTGATGGAGTTTATCAACTGTCCGCAACATGGCAACGGTCGAAAAACAACCCGTCAAACGACCGCTTATTGATTTACTGTGGTCCGAATGGCGGCAGAACGGCCTCACGGATTGACCGTATTAAGCTGGAGCGTGGCACTGTTGCGACCGACTGGACGCCAGCACCTGAAGATAATACGGCGGTGGTGCAAACCCACGCCCAAAGTATCAACGGCTTGGAGGCGCAATACACTGTTAAGGTTGACGTTAATGGCAAGGTGGCAGGCTACGGCCTGGCAACCACACCGAAAAACGGCACGCCCGAAAGCAAGTTTATCGTGAACGCTGACCGCTTCGGCGTTGGTTCGACTGGCAAGGCTGACGTGTTTCCGTTTGTGGTTGATACGCAGAAAAACCGTGTCGGCGTGAACGGCGAACTGGTGGTAAACGGTAAGGCGATTGTCGATAGATTGAACGCTGGGGATATTCACGGCGACAAAATCACGGCAAACACGCTGAACGCAAACCGCCTGAAAGCTGGAAGCGTTACGGCGCGTGAAATGGCGGCTGGAAGTATCACGGCTGATAAGCTGGCGGCAGGCTCAATAACCGCTGATAAGTTGGCGGCTAATTCTATTACGTCTGATAAGGTATCTGTTAGAAACCTATCATCAATTAGTAGTGATTTAGGGGATGTCCGCGCAGGTAACATCAATATCGGCAATGGTGCTTTTACTGTGTCTAGTGAAGGCGATTTGTACGCCAAAAACGGTCGTTTCGAAGGCACTGTTTACGCGGATAAAATCGAAGGCGACGTACTGAAATTTTTCCAATTTCAGCGCAACGGAGTTGGTAGGTTTAGCTTGAGATACCATAATAACGGCAGTAAAACCGTTATGTTATCGTTGCAAAACCTGTCGTTTACAACGCCTGATTCCAAGTCAAGTTACTGGGTTTCGATCCGAGTGAATAATAGTGTTGTAGTTAATAAGGAGTGTTGGTCAATTTATACATACAGTGCAGACGTTGGACCAGGCGGCGCATCCGTAGATAAATATAAGGGCATTTTTTACAATATCCCTTATGTTTTATCCGTTGATTCAGGTCAAGTTGTTGATTTATCAATTGAAATTAATCATGAATTAACGAGAGGTAGGATAGCAACAACAAATCCTGTTGATATTGATGGGCACCCTTATGTTTTGGCCGCAAGAATTTAGTTTGAAAGGAATTAATATGAAACAAGCAATCGCAATCAAGCACGAAATTGAAGACGAAAGCACCGGCGCAATAGCAAACTACCATGTAATCGAATATGTAGGTATCGATTACAAGTACAACAATGTTACGGCAACGATGAACGGCTATGTGTCTAAAAAGGCATACGAATCAGGCCGTAATCCGCTTTGTTCCCATTCTGTTAACGTGAACGGCCTGCCTGACGGCGCGGAAGTATCGCGCGCTTGGCTGTACAGTAAAGCCGTGGAGCAGGGGAATGAACAAAGTGTATTTTCCGGTGCTGAACTGGTCGAAGCCTAATTTAAATTTTGAACAACGCCCGTGATGATTCGCGGGCTTTTTTATGGGCGGTCGTATGAGCGATTTAGAAGCAAAAATCAAAATAACCGTCGAAAACGGCACGGCGGCAGGGTTCAACCAAGCGGCAAACTCTGCGGAATCGGCGTCAAAGGCCATTGAAAACGCCATTGGTAACGTCAAGGCGCGATTGAAAACGCATTTTGACGATATGAAAAAGTCGATGGAGCAGGCGTTTCATGTCAACCCATCAACTTTTAAAACGCTTGGCGACGCGCAAGAGGGGATGTTTAACAAAATCTCTTCTTCGGCGCGGAAAGTGTATGAAGAAACGCGTACGCCGATGGAGCAATTTAAGGCGAAGTTAGCAGAAGTTAATCAACTGTTGAATCTTGGCGCGATTGACGTAGAAACCTACGAGCGCAAGGTTCAGCAACTGAATAGCGAGCTTGAACAGACAGACGGCAAGGCTTCGGCGGCTGCCGGTGGGCTGGGTAAAATTGGGTCAGTTTTGGCAGGATTTGCCTCACTGTCATTTGCCAAGTCCATGCTTGATACTGCCGATGCCATGCAGTCAATCAACGCACAAGTCAGACAGGTTGTGTCGTCTGAAAGCGAGTATTTGGCAGTACAACGTCAGTTATTGGACGTGGCCAACAATACGCGTGCCTCATTGGAATCAACGGCGAATCTGTACGTTTCCACAAGCCGCGCATTGAAAGACTACGGCTACACGCAACAGGAGATTTTGACCTTTACCGAGGCAACTAATAACGCGATGGCCATCGGTGGCGTACAGGCGCAACAACAGGCCGCCGCGCTTATGCAGTTGTCGCAGGCTTTGGGTAGTGGTGTATTGCAGGGCGATGAATTTAAATCCATTGCCGAAGCCGCGCCGATTCTGCTTGATACGATTGCGGAATATATGGGCAAATCCCGCGCTGAGATTAAAAAGCTTGGCAGTGAAGGGCAATTGACGGCGGATGTGATTTTTAAAGCCATATCCGGCGCGTCTGAGAAATTCGGCGAGCAGGCGGCCAAAATGCCTATGACGATGGGGCAGGCTTTGACGGTGTTCTCAAACAACTGGCAAAGCATGGTTTCTAAACTGCTGAACGACAGCGGCGCAATGTCGGGGATTGCTGCGATTATTAAACTGATTGCAGACAACCTGAATTTGGTTGTCCCTATTGTTGCAGGTTTTGCCGTTGCTGTTGCGGCCGCTGTTGCACCAACGCTGGCTTTGAATGTTGCATTACTGGCAAATCCGTTTGGGATTGTGGCTGTCGCAATCGGCGCGGTCATCGGTCTTATTTCCCAATTCGGCGATGAAATAGACGTTTTCGGCGACGGCTGGTCGAATCTTTCTGACGTGATACAGGCCGTCTGGCAAGTCATCACGGAAACCATCGGCGAGGCTGTCGATACCGTTAAATCATGGTTTGGCGAATTAACGGCATGGGTTGACGAGAGTGTCGGCGGATGGTCGGCGGTATTTGAGCGCGTGATGAGCTTAATCTCAAGCACCATCGGGGCGTACATCAACGTCTATATCAACACATTCGCAACCGGCTGGATGTTGATAAAAGAAGCCGCCAATAATATGCCGCAATTCTTTGCCAATCTTGGCAAGGCTATCGGCAACGTGTTTATTTCCGCGATTGAGTGGATGGTAAACAAAGCGGTCGGCATGATTAACAGCATGATTGATTTTGCCAACAAAGCCGCGTCAATGGTCGGCGTTTCTGGTATTGAAAAGCTGAACAACGTCCAGATGGGGCGCATGAATGACGGCGGACTTGGCGGTCGTATTGCAGACAGCATGACGAAAGACCGCGCCGGAGCAATGGCAAATGCCATCAAAGAACGCGCGGCTAATATCCACGAAGCCAAAGCGATGAGAGGCGCACGAGGTGGCGGCGGTGGCGGCGGTTCTGCCAAAGCTCACGCGCCTACCGGCGGCGGTGGAGGTGGTTCAGGTCGTAAAGGCGGTGGACGTAAAGGCGGTGGAAAGGGTCATGCAGGCGGCTCAGGAGCAGCGCAAGACCCAATGCAAGGCTGGGAAGAGGAAATCAAAGCCCAAAAACTTGCGCACCGTGAAATGCAGCGCGAAACGCTCACGCACCAAGAATGGGATTTAGCGCGTGAGGCCGCCTACTGGCGCGAGAAACTGGCAACGGTTGACGCTGGTAGTAAAACAGGCTTAAAGCTACGTGAAAAAATCCTGACACTTGAAGACCAGTTATCGAAGCAGTCAACTGAGGCGAAGATGAATCAGGTGGCCGAATGGGAGAAGCTGGATAAGCATAAGCTTGAGATGGAGAAAGACGCGGCAGACCAAGCCCTAGCCGCTGGCCGTATCTCGCAACTTGAACGCCTTGATTTGGAAATCGAGTTTGAAAATCGCCGTTATCAGATTGCCTATGACGCATTGCAAGAACGGATCGCACTTGCTGAACAAGACCCGACTTATAGTCAGACGGCCATTGATAAGCTTAAAGGGCAGATGGCGGAACTTGGGCAGGGTCATGAACGGACGCAGGCGAAGAACGAGGGCAAACGCGAAAGCCAACGCCAGAAAGACGCGCCGAACGTCATGGAAATGCTTCAAGACGGTGGTAAGAACGTTTGGCAAGAAGCTCAGCAGCAGATGGGGCAGGCTTTTTCAGCCATGCTCACGCGTACGCAGAACTTCCGAACGGCCATGAATAACTTTTTCAAGAGTATGGGGCAAACCTTTATTCAGGAAATGGTTACAAAGCCATTAATGGGCATGATGCAGCGCATGGTTCAGGAATCAGCGATTTACAAGATGATTTTCGGGACTAAGGAAACGCTGGAAACAGCGGCGGCGGCTAAGACGGCTGCAACCAAAGCGACAGAAACAACATCTGTCGTTACCGCCAACGCAACACAGGCGGCATCAGGCGCGGCGGCTTCGCAAGCCTCTATTCCCTATGTCGGCCCTATTCTTGCTGTTGCAGCAATGGCCGCTATTATGGCAGCCGTGATGGGCTTGATGGGCGGTGGTGGCGGTTCTCAAACGACCACGACCACAACACGGATTCCATCGGCGGCAGGTGGTTGGGATATTCCGGCAGGTATCAACCCTCTTACTCAATTACACGAGAATGAGATGGTTTTGCCAGCGGAACACGCCCAAACAATCCGCGAAATGGCAGGCCAGTCAGGAGGAGACGACAGCACGATTATCATCAACTCAACAGGCGGCGACTTTATCCACAAAAAGGATTTGGCAAAGCTTTTGAAACAGATGAAACGTGATTTCAAATTTGTTTAACGGTCAGGCCGTCTGAATGGTTCAGGCGGCTTTTTTTCGTAAACGGACTTTTTGATAATTTTGTCAAAAAGTCCTTTTTCTTTGGAGATTGGAAATGAATAACTCATTGAAATGGGTTAAGTATGTTTTGGATTGGCGTTTTCTGCCTGTACGTTTTCAAAAGTGGCTTTTCAGCACCGGCACGCGCGTTGTCGAGTTTGCCAGTGGACTGTCGTTGATTGGCTATGCCGCCGTGTTTGCGTTTTCGCCTGTCGATATTTACGACTGGCCTATCTATTACAAGTTCAAGACGATACCCGAATCTATCCTGATTACAGTTTTCGGCGGTATCGGCTTGTTGCAATTGGCGGCGATGTACTGGCAGTCATACCGCGGGAACGTTTTTTCAGGCTACCTGTTGCTGGTGTCGGCGTTCATTTGGTATCTGACGGCTCAGGCGTTTTGGGGAGCGTTTCCACCTGCCCATACAGGCATGGTTATCCCGCCGATTCTGTCTTTCCTATGCCTTTTGGCTGGTAATAACTCACTTAAATTTTTATTTTCGGGCAAAAAATTGAAAGACGGCCTAAAGGGGGAATGATGGATTTTTTCCAATTTGGCTACCTGTTTGCCATAGGGGGCGGCATTGTCGGCAGCGCGTGGTCGAGTATCAAAGACCACGACAATATGGTCTCAAGTTTGTTTGAGGCGGTTGTATCGGCAGTGGCAGCGGCGGCGGTAGTGGAACGGTTTTTGATGGTTAACCAAGTTTGGACTTGTGCCATTGCCGGCGCGTTTGTCGGCATTTTGACAGGCCATGCCATGGATACTGTGAAAACCTTAGCCCCGGGCTTGATGAAAAAGTGGGTCAAGAAAACGGCTGACAAATTTATCGACAAAGAGTAACGACAGGTCGTCTGAAATCAGACGGCCTTTTTTCTTGGAGAAAGAAAATGCAAATCACTGAACACTTTAGTTTAAAAGAATTGACACGCAGCGAATCTGCACGCCGTGCCGGTATTGAGAACAAGCCATCATCTGCCGAGATGGACAACATCTATTACACGGCGCAACAGCTTGAGAAAATCCGCGCCTATGTTGGCCGCGGAATCATTGTCACTTCCTGCTTCCGCAGTGAACGCGTGAACAAGCTTGTAGGCGGTAGCCCAACGTCTGCCCATCGTTTCGGCTTGGCTGCTGACTGTGATGCCGTTGGCTTGACCTCTTTGGCATTTGCGAAAGAGATTATCAAAATGCGCGATGAAGGGAAAATCACATTCGACCAGTTGATTCTTGAGTTCCCTGAACGTGGTGATGGCGCGTGGGTTCATGTTGGCTTCCGCCGTAACAGCCCAATGCGTAACCAAATCATGACGGCAACCAAGAAGAACGGCAAGACCGTCTATTTACCCGGCTTGCACGTCTAAGGAGCGGTAATGAATCCTATCGAGTTTCTGAAAGCGCGTATCGCAGAATGGGAAGCCAAGAGCAAAGAGGCGAGCGAAAACGCAGACTTTAAGGCTTTTGAGTTTGCCGAAAGCGAATTGAAAAACTACAAAGCGATGTTGAAAACCTATGAACAGTCTGCTACTTAAAAACTGGAAGCTGATTCTGATCGCAGTTTGTTTCGTGCTGGTTGTGGGCGCGTGGCAATACGACCATACCGCCCAATACAAGCGCGGACGTGAATCAATGGCGGCGGAAATTTCAGGCCGTCTGAAAGATGCCACGATTGAAAAAGCGAAGCAAGACCGTGAATCGTCTGCTGTGTATCAAGCCGGTAAAGCCGTGCGTGAAGAAAAGGAAAGGGTGCGATATGTTCAAGTGCCTAAAATTATTGAAAAAACTGTCTATCGGAATACCTGTCTTGATTCTGATGGGTTGTCAGTCATCAACGCCGCCATTGCCGACGGCAATTAAACCGCCGGCCGACTTGGTGCAACCATGCCCGAGCCTGCCTAAACTTGAGGGCGGTACCGGCGCGGATATTCTGCCGTGGTCGTTGCAAGTCATCGGCTTGTACAATGACTGCAAGGCGCGGCATAAGGCGTTAGTGGACACTATAAATTAAATTTTCAGCCCAATAATATTGTGTTGTATAATTATTGTGTCGAACTAGTTACAGAAGGTTATATTCTGTATTAATATTGTGTTGGAAGCGCAATATTAAAATAAAGCAAAGGCCGTCTGAGATTTCAGGCGGCCTTTTCTCATTTATTCTCAAGATATCCCAACAGCTTCAGCCATTTAGTGTGAGGCATGTTGGCGTAGCTTTTCAAATTCGGGCTTGTTTCCCATTTTTGGGCGGTTTTAAGTGTTGATTCCGTTATATCGGCAACATTTTGCTGTGTTAGTCCGTGCTGTTGGCGCAATGCCTTGAGATTGGCAGGCGTATATCCCAATTCGAAATTATCGATCATATAAGCTCCCGTGTAGGCGTGATAAGCTCGTCAATCACTCGATGCAAAGCATCAAATTTAGGCTGTTGCAGCGCGCGCAAATCGGCAAATATATCAATAAGCTCGTCATCGTGTCCTTTGCTGATGGCTTGTTTGATTTGAGACAGTAGGCTCAAGTAATCCTGCTCCCACTTATCTGCCCAATCATGCGCTATTTCTCGGCGCGCCTCTCGTTTTTGGCTCTTTTTGAGCCGCTCTGTAATGCTTGTCCTACCTTTTGCCATTATCCCTCCGGTAAAACAAAAGCCGCTTGATAAATCAGGCGGCTTTTGCTTGGGTTGCTATCGTTAAGATAGCCTATGGTTTCAACACGCAGCCGCTTAGGCGGCTGATTTAATACTTAAATTAAAGCCTTTTAAAATGGCTTTATAGTTTCAACACTCAGCTTTTAGCTGTAAAACAGGGCAAATCTTAAGCCTTTTAACTTACCCTGTCAACACTTTTATGATGCTAATTCGCGCCATGCCTCTGTATGACCATATTCTTTTTGCTTGTACATCAAATCAATAATAATAGCGAGATTTTTAGCTGTTGATTTTTCAATCAATTCTTTGGGCAGCTTGTCCCATAGGGTTTTAAAAGTAAAGTGATACTGTCCAGTTTTAGCGATTGATTTAGCTTTTGCGTATTTCATTTTTGACCTTTCTGCCGCCCGAAGGCGGCAAATTAAATATCATTTAAAAATTTCGGCTTGGTGATTTTGAACCCAGTACGCATCAAAAGATGTGCAATCATTGTCAATCCAAAACTTGGCAGAGTTATTAGCAAATGTTTGTTTATAAAAATCAATGATTTTTTGTTGTTTTGCTGTCATTTCTGGGTCGTCTAGTTTATTGTCCTCGATTTGGCGAATAACTTTCGCGGCTGTGTCTGCTTTGCGCCATCTAATATCCATAGCCCAATCAATCTGTTTCGGGCTACCCTCTGTAATCGGGGTATCGTTTAACTCGCGTGCGATTGCAGCCTCTCTGTCCATTTTTGCTTGTAAAACAGTGATGTCTGTATTTTTGTAATCGTTCATTTTTTTTACTCCTATCCACCCGTAGGCGGTCAGTTGGTTAATCATATTTGGCAGACCTTGTTGTCTGTCCATGTGTGTATATTACCTCTTTATATGAGGTATTGCAAGAGGTTTTTTGAACATTTTTGCAAGTTGCTGATTTATATAGTTTAAAAGTTATTTAAGCCTAATAAAAAAGCCACCTGATTAAATCAGATGGCCTGTGTCTTTTGTCCCTAAACTGTCCCAATGTGTTTTAAGTGATTGATTTATTTATTGTTAATGGTGCGGACGGAGAGACTCGAACTCTCACACCTCGCGGCGCCAGAACCTAAATCTGGTGCGTCTACCAATTTCGCCACGTCCGCACTAATTTGAATCGTGGATTATACACAAGATTAATGGGGGCGCAAAGTCTTGTTTGCTTGAATTTGTCGGTTTATCCCTTATATAATGACTTAATCCGGCCGTCTGAAAGCAGGGTTTGTTTTCAGACGGCCTCAACTTTCCATTTGGTGAGGAAGGGCTGATGCCTGCTTTATTGATTAAAGATTTTTTGCAGACGCAAGGTTTGAAGCTGCCTGCGGATGAGATACATGTTGCTTATTTGACTGCCCAGGCTGTGATTAAAATGGGCAATGTTTCTGTTGAGCGTTCGATTTTGTGGCCGTCTGAAGACGGTTGGCAGTTGGCGGATTATGTCGATGCCGAACATGAATTATTGCTGAAACAGATTTTTATGGCTTTGGACTCGGTTGCCGAGCGCACCGAGCATTTGAAAAGCGCAGCCGTTTATACTGCGTTTCCGAAAGATGGCGCGTTGTCGCTGGTTCGTCTATGCCGCTGGGGCGTGCCGTTGGAAAATGTGATTCCAATCGACGAGCAGGCCGGGCAGGCTTTTTTGGCTGTGCGTACGGCGCAAAGCGGCTGGATGAATGTTTGCCAGAATGTGGCGTATTGGCAGGAAATTGGTGAATTGTCGGACGAACGCAATCATCCCGGTTTGAGCCAGATTTCTGTTCCTGTCTGTATGCCCAGCGGTGCGGTTTTGGGTGTAATACATGCCGAGTTTGATGTCGAAGACGGCGCGCCTGACGAAGTATTGGTGGCTTGGATTGCCCTTGCCTTGGCCTTGGCGGAACCTTTGAAAAAACTCTTAGGCGTGGCTGAAAACGAGGAAGCGGAAAATGAGTAAGGCCTTGAAGTTTGTCGCGTCATGTCGTTTGCCTACGGAATGGGGCGAATTTACCATGCACGGCTTTGAAGAAGAGAGCGGACAGGAGCATGTCGCATTGACGATGGGCGATGTTTCAGACGGCCTGCCTGTGTTGTCGCGTATTCATTCCGAGTGCTTGACCGGCGATGCTTTATTTTCGGTGAGATGTGATTGCGGTCCTCAGCTTCAAGCGGCGATGCAGGCCGTTCAGAAAGAAGGGCGCGGTGTTATCATATATTTGCGCCAAGAAGGCAGGGGCATTGGTTTGATAAACAAAATCCGTGCGTATCGTCTGCAAGACCAAGGCTTGGATACGGTTGAAGCCAATGTTGCACTCGGCCTTCCTGTGGATGCGCGCGACTTTACTTTGGCCAATCAGATTTATGATTATCTGCATATTCGTGAAGTCAGGTTGCTGACTAATAACCCTGAGAAAATTCAAACGTTGAAAGATTCCGGCATTAATGTGGTCGAACGCATTGCATTACATGTCGGCGAAAATGTGGAAAATGAGCGTTATCTGCATACCAAGGCGGATAAATTGGGGCATTTGATTTTTGATTGA